TTTCCGCCGCCATATTGCGAACCACCCGTGCGGATATTGACATTCCCGTATTGGTCAATTCTTGTTCCTGTAGAACCGCCAAATAATGCCGCGCCTGTTGATTCAATTTTTGCTAAAACAGAACCAGCAACTTGCCACTCTTGAAGGTTGGCGGTTTGACTTGCAACGCCGTTGATAACCAAGCCCTTATTCGTTGTCGCAACAGTTCCAATCAGCAACCCACCCGTATCCCCATTCGTTGTGAGGGTAGCGGTTGATGCCGTTGTTGATTGAAGGGTGGGGGCGTAGAGGTTGCCTGATGAGTCTATTTTGGCGAGGACAGAGGCAGCGGAGTTTTGTGCCTGAAAGAGGTCGGCGGTTTGACTTGCTAACCCCTTGATAATAAGCGGAGTAAGAGTTGTTGCGCCCGGTGTCATAATTCCTGAAGCAGAATCAGACAATGAGAGAACAGAACCAAGATTGTTTGGCGAACTCACACCATTTACGCGAATTGTGACGGATGAATATAAACGACCATCCGAGCCAATACGAGTCACATTTGTTGCGCCGTTTGCGATGTTCCACTCTTGCATATTGACCGATGTAGAAGTTGGCGCATTGAGGATGAGTGATTTGGTTGTTGTCGAACTTGGCGCGATTGTCTGCGTGTTCGTAAAAGTGTTCGCATTAGCAAGATACGGCACAACAGTTGAATCAACAATGAGGTTGCTGGCTGAGGTGGTGAGAGATGAGCCGATACCGATTCCGATATTTGCTGAAGTAGATGTGCCTGAATTTGTTATCGGCGCGGTGACGGCGATAATTCCTGATGAGCCAGTAGGTCCCGTTGCACCTGTTAAACCTGTCGGTCCTGTTAAACCTGTCGGTCCTGTAGCACCCGTAGCGCCGATAGGTCCGGTCGCGCCAGTGGCTCCGATAGGTCCCGTAGCACCGATAGCACCAACTGCGCCGTCAAGGTTTACTGTCCATGAAGTGAAAGTGCCTGATCCCACTGTTTTAGTAACGGTAAGAACTAAAGTGCCTGTGATTGTGTTATAGCTTGAAACGTCACCGACAAAATAAGCCGAAGTAGAGTTAGCGACGATCACTGATTGCTGAAGTGAATAAGAAAGCCCTGTGCCAACTGTAATAGTTTGAGTTCCTGATACGGGCAGAGTAACTGAAGTTGATGATGTTGTTTGGTAAGTATCACCAATAGGACCTGTGGCTCCTGTTTGACCAATAGGACCTGTCGGACCTGTAGATCCTGTAGGACCCGTTGCTCCCGTTGCACCAATCGGACCAGTGGCTCCTGTTGCACCGATAGGACCTGTCGAGCCTGTCGGACCCGTTGCGCCTGTGCTTCCTGTCGGACCTGTAACGCCTGTCGCGCCGCTAGGACCAGTAACGCCCGTTGCTCCCGAGGGACCTGTTGATCCTGTCGCTCCGCTTGCACCCGAAGGACCCGTGACACCCGTTGCGCCTGAAGGACCAGTTAAGCCTTGCGGACCTGTTGCGCCTGTAACGCCTTGCGGACCAGTGGCTCCCGTAGGACCTGTTAATCCAATAGGACCCGTTGCACCTGTCGGACCGACAACGCCTTGAGGACCAGCCGATGAAATAATGACATCGACGACCTCTGGCGAAACAATAATGTTCGATACGTTTGGCGAGATTATGATGTCATCAGACACGCGAAACCTCAGCCTCTACGATAATAATTCCGCGACCGAGATAAATTGCCTCGCCGTTCGATGGAGTGAGTTTCAAATCCCATTCATACTTGCCGGGATCAACTGCCATGCCTGTATTGACTTGAACTTGTGGGCAGGTTGTCGGGTTAAATGTTAATCCGCTTCCTACTGTAAGGCTGAGGGCAGTAGTTTTAGCGAGCGCAGAAGTACGCAACTGCAACAGTGGTGTGTATCCCGTGAGATTAATTGGTTGCGCGGTGTCTTGATTTTGGCAGTAGTTAAATGCAATAGCCCACTCCTGATTCTGTCGGAGAGTTATATTAGTTGCTTCAGGTGTTTGGGATAGTGAAGGCAATTTATTCTCCTAGAGGTGTATTACAGGCAGGGCAAATGATGGCGGTTTTCGATGCTGGCATTTTGCAATTCGGGCAAAATGTAGAAAGCGCAGCGAGAAAGGCTAAGGTGTTTGAGTTTTCGCTCAGGTCAGTTAATGCCCAGACCATTGCATCTAGTCGGTCAGGCGAACTCATACCAAGATCAGGCTGGAACTCACAAAGTTGATCTTCTAGCTGAGGAAAGTATCCCACGATATGCGCTCTGCCTTGCTCAAAGAGTGCCGCTATTGGCTCTGCTCGGATGATCTTTCCGCGCGAGGCGGTGACTTTCTTTACTGGCGCGTTGTTCTTTATTTGTTGCAAAAGATGAACAACAAGATCGCCCCCGTTATTGACTTCGCAAATGATTCTTGAAGCGTGATGTTGTTCAAAAGTAGCGATGACCTGTTCACCCCAACCTTGAGGGGATGCTTTAATTGTTTTGTCATCTAAAATGTAATAATGCCCGTCGTTACTCATACCTGCGACGACAATTCCTGTCGAGTCTGAGGTTTCGTTAGAAGTTACGGCAGGATCGACTCCGACAACAACTCTCACTAATGGCGGTAATTGCTCGCTTTGGATTCGAGTTTCTTCAAGCCGAGCGCGTGTCCAAAGTGCGCCGGGGTTATCGTCGAGAACTTCCCCGAACAGTTCTTGTCTGCCAAGTCGGGTGTTAGCGTATTTCAGCTCTAACTCGATCAAAGCGGCTTCGGCGAGGTTATCTTTATTCTCAAAGGTAGAGCCTCGGGTGATTACTGTGCCGTTGCTCTGCATGATTGACTTCACAATTGCAGTAGGTCGCGGTGTTGTCGTGACTACTGTTTTTGGATGATGACCAAGGCGCAGACCAAACTTATACTGATCATACGCATCAGGCTTAGACCATGCAGCAAGTTCATCAAGCCAACCACCATGAAACTGAGGACCACGAAGTCTGTCAGGCTCCTCAGCTGAAAAGCCTTTAATGATTGAGCCGTTGGCGAGTTTGTAGGAAAAGTTCGATCTGTTGTAGTTCTTATCTTCGTAGAGTCCGTAGCGTTTGAGAACTTCAATAATGCCCGATACGCCTTCAAAGCAAGTATCTCTTACATCGGCGTGAGTTCTAGCGATTACTGCCCAACGGGTTTTAGGCTGAGAGATTGCTTCGTAAACTATCCATTCTGCGCCTGTGCGAGTTTTACCCCAGCCACGACCAGAGAGGATGAGCCAAGTAGCCCAATCATCATTCGGCGGTAGTTGATTCGCTCTCGCTTGTCGATTCTGCCATTGCACTCTCGCCTGTGCTATCTGCATCGTTGGCTTGGAGTAGCGCGGCAAGGTCTTTAACTGCGCGGTCAATGGAATCTTCGCCTGTCCATGTTGTCACTTCCTGTTCGATACGAACTGGAGCATCAAGTCCGAGTAGTTTTGCCCTTCGTTCCATGAGTTTAATAATTGCCATGATGGCTTTAACATCGCCTGTAACGGCTTGATCCCAGAGAATCAGTTGCAAGTTGTCAATACGATCTACTTCCTGCGATCTTAATTCATCGGCAGGTTGTTGGAGAGTTCTTTTCATTGCTCGCTTATAGGCGGCGTATGCTCCCGTATGGTCAGCGTAACCGACAGAATCGGCAATCTTTTGCCATGTGTAACCCATGCGACGAAGTTCTAAGACTCTCAGCTCGCGGTCAATTTGTTCGGGTTCAGGTACTGCATTGTGAAAAGCCATAGTGTGATTACTTACAATTCCAAATCATTGTTTTTGCCTTCGATGAGTAATAGTCGCTGATCGAGAAGATCATCAATATATTCGAGAATCTTTTGCCGTTTCTGCCAACTCATTCGGTTCCCGTATTCATCAATAGAAAGATCAGCTCGAAGATAATTAAGTGCTTCGTCGATTTCAGAAAGAGTTGCTTCGGCAGATTTCATAACCCAATCCTAAGTAGAAACCTTCCAGTTTAAGAATTATCGCACCGTTCGTGTCAAGTGTCAAATTACTTATATGCCTTTGAAAGTAGGTGAGGGATACGGCTATGGCGTTTGTTGTAACTGGCGCGTAAATCGTTAAGAGAATACTGCCCGTTTACTTCTTGCAGGTTGTCCTCTTTAATCCATGTTTGAATGGTGCGATTAGTAACTTTAAATAAAAGGCTCGCTTGAATAACGCTAATCTTCATTCTTCTACCTTATCAAACGGAATTGGAAACACATAAAGGGGGTCAGTATTGCCAGCCTTTTCCCAATCAATTTGGGTTTCAAGGTGTATCTGAGTGTGAGTGATCATGGCATCAAAGAGATCATTGAGGATTCTTTGGCATCCTGAGCATCTAACTTTAGTCATTTAATAACCGACCTAAGAATTTCCACTTTGAGTTATCCCAGAATGTATCGCACACCTTACAATGAATTCGAGTCGTATGATCGAAGTTTTTAGGATTAACTTTCAATGGCGAGCCACATTCTTTGCCCTCGGTGTCAAGGTTCGGGCAAGTTCCGATCACGACTTCCTCAGACTTCCAGCCGAGTATGCGGTGAACCTGTTGGGAGATTGAAATAATGTCCTGAGCTAATTGCGCGTAATCTTCATAGTTGTCCCAGATCCAATCCTGCCGATTTGCAAGATACTCCGAAGAAATGTAAATCCTGTTCTCAACTTCCCCTCGAAAAGTGATAACAGTTTCTTGGCGTATCTTGCGTATCGTGGCTTCATGTTTTTCTAGTACCTTGCTTATGCCTTCAGTTCTGAGGTGCAAGGTTTCTAGATGTACTGGAAGAGGTGGGTTTTTACTGCCCGATACTCTCTCCCCACCAACTGCGCGAGAAGGAACAAGAGCAGACTCTAACGCTCGGTAATAACGCTGGAATTTCGGCAATTGTTCGAAAGCGTAAGTCCAGCAATTAGGGCAAACTTCGCGCTCTGTTTTCTTTCGGCAGTTTATACAGGTCATTTCTCGGACTTGTACGCCTTCACATCTTCAATGCGATAGAGAGCAATCTTGCCTTTTTTCTCAGCCCAGCAGAGTTTTTTGCGAAACTGCAATTGGTGGAGATGATTAGCCTTAATGCCTAATTCTTCGCAGACTTCTTTCGAGGTTATGAGTTCCATGAGGTTTCCCATTGTCCGTCAAATGAATTTTCAACTACTGACTTAGTTTTATTCTTTGCTGAAAGTGCCTCGGAAATTGATGAGGCTTTGATCTCATAGATTGTTTTTGTCGAGCCGTCTTTGGCTTGGTATTCGGTGACCTTGAACTGCCCTGAAATCACGAGGCGTTGTCCCTTGTGTACTGAGTTCTCTACTGTGTCGGCGAGTCTGCCTGTTGCAGATATCTTGTACCAGAGGGTCAAACCATCTTGCCATTCGCCGTTTTTTAATTCGCTTTGAGAATCTGCTAGTGAAAACTCGGCAACCTTAAACTCGCCGTTTTTT